AGCAGTTTTTCCCACCAATACATTTCCAGATGAGTCGATACGCATACGTTCTGAACCATTATTAGAGAAAGCTATAACATCTTCTGATGCTCTAAATATTCCTGTGTTTCCATCTGCTGAAAAATTAAAGTTTGGTTCACTAGCATTTCCTGCACTTGTAGATAATCTTCCTGTTACTAAAGCACCAGTAGATGTTGTTTCAAATTTCTTTGCGTTGTCATAATATAAATCAACTGCACCATTATCGTTAAATATTGCATAATTTTCTGTAGCACTTGGATTAGTAAATCTTATATCGGCACTTCCTCTTATGTATAAATCTCCTGTACCATTATCTGAAATGTAACTGTTAGTTCCGTTGTGAAATATTTCTAAATCGTTTCCTGTTCCTAATATTAATTTATTATTATCACCAAGATTAATATTACCTGCTATTGTAGCATCTCCTGATACATCTAAAGTAGTTGATGGTGAACTATTAGCAATACCAACTCTATTATTAGTAGAGTCAATATACAAAGTATTTGTATCAATACTTAAATTTGTACCATCAGCAAAGTTAACAGTATCTCCACTATCACCGATAGTTAGAGTTGTGCCTGATTGTGGAATTATTTTATCTACTTCTAATTGTGACATTATACGATTACCAATGTTCCTTCTACTACAACTGTTTCAGTAAAAGTTACTGGACCTGCAAGGACTGCAGATTCAATTTGCATTCTTTTATCCATCACTTGTGCATGATGAAAAATTTCTTCAGATGCAGGTTTATCACCAACATATACTGTTCCATTCATCTCTGACATATAATCTCCTGTTATTATGTACTAATACTATCTACTCTACTTAACCATGCATCAACACTTGATGCTGCACTAGCTAGACCATATAATACATCACCATTTTGTAAAACTATTTTAGCTCCTCCTTGAATTAATTCAATAGAAGTTGCAGGTGGAATACTTAAAGTTTTTGCTATGTATCTATCAGTTCCTGCTCCACCTTTATCAATATATATATCTACAGTTACTGAACTTGCTGTAATATTAGCTAATCTTAAACCAATGATTGCATCGTCAGAATTTGCAGTTAATAAAGTAGTTTCAGAATTTGTGATTTGAGTACCAGTTGATTCAAAATCCTGTGCCATTTTTATATTTTCTCCTTGTTGTTTATTATATAGGTAACTTCCTTAGAAGTCAACACTAAAGTGCAATTGCCATTGCTACAGCAAATCCTGCAGTAGCTTTAGTATTTAGCTGTGTTTGAATAGCTGAAGTTACTCCATCTAAATATTGAAACTCTGTATTAGAAACATTACTATTAGCTATCTTAGTAGCATCAATAGCTGCTGCTGCTTTAATATCAGCATTAACTATATTAGTAATAGTATTATTATCTGAATCTATACTTTTGTTTGTTAAAGTTTGTGAACCAGTTAAAGTAGCTACAGTACTATCAATTGCTATATCATTTGCATTAGCATCAATACCTGTACCACCTACAACATTTAAAGTAACATCACCAGATGTTCCACCACCAGTTAATCCATCACCTGCTACAACTGAAGTAATATCTCCAACTGGAACTGTTGCTACTTGTGTATCCACATATGCTTTAATAGATTGTTGAGTAGCTAAATGACTAGCTGAATTTGAAGACATATCATCTTCATCTTTAATAGATGTACCAGAAATTGTACTATTTAATACTGGACTAGTTAAAATTTTATTTGTAAGTGTTTGACTTCCAGTAAGTGTTGCAACTGTTGAATCTATTGCAAATGTAACACCATTACCAGCTCCAGCAGTATCAATACCTGTGCCACCAGTTAATGTTAAAGTTTCTGAATCTAAATCAATATTTAATGCACCACCTGTATCTGCTTGAAAATCTAAATCTTGTGCAGTTACTGTTGAATCAACATATGCTTTAATAGATTGTTGAGATGCAAGTTTAGTTGCAGAATTAGATGCCATATCATCTTCATCTAAAAATGCTGTTCCACTAATAGAAGTATCTAATACTGGACTTGTTAAAGTTTTATTTGTAAAAGTTTGAGTATCTGTTAATGTTGCAACTGTATTATCAATTGCAAATGTCATTGTTTGTGCAGAACCTGTAGTATCAATACCAGTTCCACCAGTTAATGTTAATGATTGTGAATCTAAATCAATTGATTGAGAACCACCAGAGTCACCAGAAAAATCTAAATCTTGTACTGTAACTTGTGCATCAACATAAGTCTTAATAGCTTTTGCACTAGCTAATGTATCATCACTTGCTGATACTGAAGTTAAGTCTGTATCTACATCTGTAATACTTGTTGCTGAACCAATTACTAAACCATCTAAAGTAACTGTACCATCAAAGAAAGCATCTTTAAATTCTAAAGAAGATGTTCCTAAATCAATATCATTATCTGTTGTTGGTACAATTGCACCATCTTGTAATCTAAATTGTTCTGTTGATGTACCACTAACATCAATTGAAAATTCAATTAAGTCATTAGTACTATCAATTAAAATTTTATTTAAAGGAATTGCTAAACCAGGGTCTCCAATTAATCCTATAACTGGACCTTCTGCAACAGTACCATCATGTTTATGTCCTGTAGTATTATTAAATGCTGCTAATAATTGATTATATTCATTGTTAAATAAAGCTGCTGTTATAGTATCACCATTATTTAATGAACTTTGTCGAGTATATCCTGCCATAATTTATCTTCTTCCTCCTGCTATAAATGAAACAAACATTCCATTTACTGAATATGGAGCATTAGTATCATTACTAAAAAATTTAAAGTTATTAGAAAACCCACTTCCAGTTACTAATACACTTTTACTTGGTAGTGTTGCTGTACCAAATATTGATGTACCAAAAACTGCTGACCCAAATAATGAAGGTGCAGATAATTGTCCAACATTGAAGTTACCAGGTTGTGGAACTTCAGAGTTTTCAAAATCGTATCTAATTCTTAAATTTAAATCGTTTTGAATTCCTTCAGGTTCAATATTAACTTTTACTTTATATAAACTTTTTCTTAAACCATTATCACCATAATCCATATCTGGTGTTTGAAATTCTGCTACTACATTTGAACCATTAAAACTACTACCAACATCATGTTGATAAACAAATCCTGATTCATCTGAATGAAAAATTACTTCTGTACCTGTACTATTTAAATTAGAAGTACAAAATTTTACAGGGATTCCTTTTGTTTGACTCCATTCAAAAGCAGGAATACCTTCAGAACTATATTTAAATGTTCCTATAATTCCTCTTTGACCAGAATCAGCTTCTCCTGTTCTATAGTAAAATAATCTGTATTGACTTCGTTCTCTAATTACAATACTAGATATTGTATAATTAGCAAAATTATTTAATAGTTCATTTACTAAAGGTAAAATTTTTCTACTGATAGAACCTAATTCAACATCATCAATTCTAGCTGTACCAGCAACTGTTCTTAATCCATCAGGTGCTAAGAATATTAAATCTCCACCTATCTCTTGAATTGAGTTGCCACTTACACAACCTATATTTTTTGTTACTGATTTAATTATAGGAGTAGAATCAAGGTTTGTCAACTCATATATACTATTTTTACAAAATATAATTAATGAGTTTCTAAATACTTTAATACCTGTTACTATATCTCCTACATCTATTGAACCTGCAGAAGCACCTTCAAAATCATAAGGTTTTAATCTAGTACTATAATATATTGTACTAGGATTAGCTGTTTGACCAGCTACAATAATTCTTTCAGCATATCTTTCTATTAAGGAACAGCCTACTGGAGCTGACCTTTCTATTTCTTCAAAATGATATTTACTATTATCATCAATATAAAATTCAAAAATTTTATTTGTACCATCTACACCATAAATAGTACCATTTTGTCCACCTGTAGATTCAAAGTTTATAAATTTAACATTTGACTGATTAGTTCTATTGATAGTTGTTGCAGCAGCTAAACTAGATTCAGAGATACCACCTATAAAATAACTTAATCCATTTTGAGTACTAGCTGTATCAGCAACTCTATCTAATGTTAATATTGTATTACTAGTAATAGATAATACTTTATAAAATTTTCCATCTATTTTAATATCATCATTAAGACTAAAAGATGAAGTAAAGGATGTATTTGTTCCTGTAACTGTTGCTGAATTATTACTAATAGAAACTGTTCCTGGTCCTATTGTAAATGTATCTTTATTTATTTGAACATAAGATGTTCCTGATGTACTAAAATATAAATTAGTTGATTGAGCAACTATTACTCCATCAGCATAATTAGTAAGACCATGCATTGCATCTGTTGTAGTACCACTTGGAGAAACAGAACTATTACCACCAAATTTAGTATAACCATTAACTCTTCTATAACCACCTGTAGTAGATGATTCAAAGTTTTGTAATTTAGTTGCAGCTCCTGGAGTTCTAAATAAAGCATGAGAACTTGAAATTAAATCCAAGCCACCTTGTACTGTGATAGAAGCTCCTTGAGTTGGCATAGTTTATTCCTTAATATAAATATGTAAATCTTACATCTGACATATACTCTGGTTGAGGAGAGTTTAATTGGTCAGCCATATTTTGTAATCCTTTTTTATATTCATCTAAAGCTAATTGTGATTGAGCAATGTTATCTTTAAATTGATAAATATAATATCTAGCTCTTGCTAGTAAAACTGGTTTGTATTGTTCTGGAAATAATACTTTATCTGTATCATTAACTAATTCAGTAGGTCTGTTATATGCAAAGAAATAAATTCTATATACATCATCAGGTATTGGAGATAATCCAAATCTTCTTCCATCTGAACTTCTTAATACTCTTAATGGTGTTGAATAACTTTGTGAGTTAGCTTTATTAGTTTCTTCTCCTTGAGCATAGTTAGCTCTCCAAGCTGATAAAGTTGTAAATGCTAATTTATTAATTGTATGAGGAGATGATTTACCTGATACACCTTCGGTAGTTAAAGTAAAGTCATCCCAATTAACTGAATCATAATCTGTATCTACATCAGTTGAACCAGCTTTTAAAAGATACCATCTTTGTCCAGCTACTGTTTCAATAAATGTATTACCATAATAATCATTTTGAGGTGCTGCAGTTTTTAACCAAGACCATTCATCTACTGCATCAACTATATCAAAGTAAGCTCTGTTTACACAATTAGATACAAA